AGAATTAGAAAAGGAAGTGGAGTAAATGAATGAATTAGAAGAAATAATGAATGGCAAACATGAAATAAAACATTTAAAAATAGATAATGATACATTAACATTTAATACTGAATTAAATAATTATGATTGGAATTTAACTCCTAGAGATATTGAAATGATTATTTATACATTACAAGAAGATAAAAACAATTTACAATCCAAAATAGACAAGGCTATTGAATTAAATGGAAATATAAGAAAAAAATTATTAACTTGTCCTAGTTATGAAAAAGATGAAGTTGAAGATTTATTATTTAATCAATTAGATATTTTAAAGGAGGATAAATAATATGAAATCATTATTAAAAATAATATTTGGAGCAATTATATTTTTTATATTAATTCAATATTTAAAAAGTATAAATCATTATGATAATATTTGCTTTATTGCAACTGTAATAATAACAACAATTATAATTATATTAAATGAGGAGTGGGAATAATGCCAAAACTAGCAAAGCAATATTACTATTCTCAAAGTGGAGAACGAAAAATAAACTGCTACAAAGCACCAATTTCAAAAGATTTATTAAAACAAACAAATATAAAAGAAAATGATCCAGTTAAAATTTATGTAAAAGACAATAAAATAATCATAGAAAAAATATAAAAATTGGCAATTTGTCAATTTTTTGTTTTAATGATATAATCTTTTTAGTAAGAGTGTAATAAGGGAGCATACATAATGATACAAGAAATTATATTAAAGGTAGTTTTAACAATCGTTGGAATTGTTGTTACAGGTTCTTTAGGCTATTTAACTGCTAAAGTTAAAAGTTATAAAGAAAGATTAATAAGAAAAGAAGAAAATGAATCAACACAAAACGATGCTTTATTAACAATATTACAAAATCAACTTACTAACACATATTATGTTTATGAAAACATAGGTGAAATACCTGATTATGTGTATAAAAACTGGCTAAATATGTTATCAATATATGAACGACTAGGGGGGAATAGTTATATTCATACATTGGCTAAAAAAATGGAAAATTGGAAAATAATTAAGACTGATATTTTAAAATAGGAGGAACAACGTGAAAGCTACTGAGATGTTACATATATTAAAAATTCAAAATAAAAGATTATTCATAGTTTGGTTAGTTACATTTATCGCTTTTATTGGAATGTTAAGTTATACGATATATTTATTAAATGATATTGGTGTTGAAAAGACTACTACTGAAAGTTATGAAATGAATGCAGATGGCAGCAATAATTTTATAAATGGTGATAATAATGGCGAAATCAAGAATTAAATATACTAAAAAGACTACTATAAGAAAATATAGAAAGTCAAAAAGAAAAAAATAATATGTTTGAATTTACGCAAAATGAATTTGAAACAATATGTAAGAAAGCAATGCTCAACGAAGAACTAACTAAAATATTTGAAATGAAGATAAAAGACTATTCTAACACTAAAATTGCTATGGAACTACATATAAGTGAAAGAACATTAGCGAGAAGAATAAAGGAATTAAAGAAAAAGATAATGAGAGTTTTATAAGCTCTTTTTTTGTTGGCATTTTTTTGGCTTAAAATAGGCATTTTTGAATATATATTTTATGTAATAATATTATCAGAAAGGAGAGATAATATGACAATTCGTAGTAAAACACATTTGTTATATGCTCTCCTTTTGCTTATTTAATTAAGGAGATGATAAACAATGTATAACAATCCATATATGATGAATTATAATTCACAAGCAAGTATAGATAGACTTAATGAACAAATAAATAATTTAGAAAAAATAAAAGCACAAATGCAACAAGTTCAAACTCAACCACAACCTACTAATCTCACACAAAACTTTCAATTAGCACCTACAAATAGAGATGTTATAAGATATGCTGTTTCACTTGAAGAAGTACAAAGGGATATGGTAATTGGTGATACACCATATTTTAGTAAGGATATGTCAGTTGTATGGATTAAAAATATTAAAGGCGATATTAAAACTTATGAACTTACTGAAATTGTTCCAAAAGATGAAAAAGATATACAAATAGAAATGCTACAAGAACAAATAAATGAGTTAAAGAAAGGAATGATTGCAAATGAACAACCTATTACAAATGATGATACAAAACAAAATGAAACAGATACCACAGGGAATGATGAAACAATTGGAGAATCAATTAAAGAGAGTAAATCCTCAAGCGTATCAAGAGTTTCAACAAGCAAGAAAAAATAATAATGATCCTAATGAGTATTTAAACAAAGTTGTTAATGGGTTTAATCCTGAGCAAAAGAAAAATTGGAATAATATGATGAGTATGTTTAATCAACCTCAAAAATAAGGCTAAATGCCTTATGCGAGGACATTTAAGCTAGATTTAAGTGTTCTCACATAAGTTATCTAGCAACTTAAATTTATAGAAAGGAGAAATGTTTAATGAACGGAGGAATTCAACCAACAGTAGAATTAGCTACTAATAATGGTGCATATCCAGTATATCCAGTAATGTATGGAAATAATGGTTATGGTAATGGTGGTTTCTTTGGTGGAGATGGCATTTGGGCTATCGTACTTCTAGCACTATTATTTAATAATGGTGGTTGGGGTGGATTTGGTGGAAATGGAAATAATGACTTTGCTTGGCTTTCAAATGGTCAAAAAGACATTATGACTAACACTAACAATGGATTTGACACATTACACTTATCTAACCAATTAGAAGGAAATAGAGATGCTATTAATGGTATTTCTAATCAAATCTGTAATAGTACAGCAGATGTTACTTCAGCAGTAAATAATGGTTTTTACAACTTAAACACTTCATTATTGAATTGTTGCTGTGAAAATAGACTTGCTTCTTGTCAAACACAAAACACTATTGTTAGTGAAGCAGCTGCTACTAGATTTGCTGATGCTAATAACACTAGAGATATTATCACTAGTCAAACACAAGGCACACAAGCAATTCTTGATAAGTTATGTCAATTAGAATTAGACGGTGTTAAAGCACAAGTTGAAGCTAAAAATGACAGAATTAATGACTTACAAAGAGAATTATCTATGGCTGATTTAAGAGCTAGTCAAACTGCTCAAAATGCGTTTATTTCACAAGGATTTGCTAATGAAGTTGACCAATTATACAACAGATTAGCAAACTGCCCAGTACCATCAACACCAGTTTATGGTAGAACACCAATATTCACTTGCCCAAACAACAATGGTTGTGGCTGTGGATTTAACACAACAAGTCAATTTATTTAATAGCATATAGTTGAATACAACTTGCTCGAATACGAGAACTTGCTAGTTTTTAGGAGAATAAGCAAGGGCTTATTCTCTTTTATTTTAATTTGAAAGGAGAAAGATAAAATATGATAGAAACAATTATAAATGAACCATTAGCATTACCAAGTAATGCAAGCCCAGTAACTTTTGACGAAACAACTGTTAGAACTAGATGTGCTTCTTGCTGTGGTTGGTTAGATTATTCAAATGGAAATCCTAATTTTAAGATATTTGGAAATGGATATACAGGTTATTATGATGTAGAATTTAGTGCTTCTGTAAGTACAGCAATTCCTGGCGTTGTAGCAATAGGACTATATCAAGATGGGGTGCTAATACCTGATACAGTTAGAGCCGTAACTATTGCAGCAGCCGATGATTATGAAACTATTTCTTTTGATAAGAAATTAAGAGTTTGCCCACGTGGAACTACAAACATTTCTGTTCAATCAGTTTCAAGTGTGCCAACACCAACAACACCTACAACACCAGTATCCACTACTCAAGCAATTATAACTAATGCTACATTTAGTATTTCAAGACTTAATAAATAATGAGAAATAATTTAGATATGGCTTCGTTGGTCTTGCAAGTATATAATTTGATTTTATTAATGCAAGACTTTAACAATAGTGATTTAATGCAAGAATTACAAAAGCAAGATACACAATATTTTGAAAAGATTATTAAAAATCAAGAAGAAATATTAAACCTTTTACGAAAGGAGGAATAACTATGCACGAAAAGTTAGAAAAGAAAACCGAAGAAAGTATAAATAAGATACTAGATGAAGGTATAACAACAGCAAATTTAGATCATTTATATAAATTAACCGATATATACAAAGATGCAAAGGAGGTAGAAAGTATGAATAATTATGGAAATTATGGTGCAAGAAGACCAGGATATGATAGCTATGGACGTGATAACTATGGAGAATATAATGGATATGGTAATTATGGTGAAAATTATGGAAGACGTGGACGTGATATGAAATATCGTGGAGATGATTCACTAGATAGAATGTCAGGAGAATATGGACGTTATATGGAAAGTCGCCAAAGATATGGTGCAGGAAGTCAAGAAAGCGATAAGAGTTTCCATTACATGGTAAAAGCACTTGAAGATTTTGTTATGGTATTAAAAGAAGAAGCTGAAACACCACAACAAAAGCAACAATTAATGGAAACATTACAAAGAAGTATGAGATAATGTATAAATATTATAATAATAATCCTCATAATAGACACATTGACGATTGCAGTATAAGGGCTTTGTCTTTATTAACAAATAAAAGTTGGAATGAAACCTATGAAGAATTAAGCACGTTAGCAAATGAAGATAGTCTAATGATGGATAGTGTAGTATTTATTGAAGACTATTTAGATGATAGATACCCAAGAGAATGTCATTATTCAAAAACAATAGGAGAATTTGCTGAAGAATATCCCTATGGAAAGTATGCAGTAACAACCAATGGTCATATAACTGCTATTATAGATGGTATTATATATGATACATTTAATCCAAGTGAAAGAATAATGAGATGTGCTTGGAGAATTAATTAAAGGACACAATTTGTCCTTTTTTGTTTGTTATGATATAATTAGTCTAGGTGATGTTATGAAAATAGCAGTCGATAAAAATAGCATAAGTGCAGTTAAGAAAGATGGCAATGAATACATATATTTATTTGATAATGAAAATTATAAAGATTTGCTAAAGACAGGATTACGTTGCTTAAATTATAAATATTGTAATTTTGCAGATATAAACTTAACTAATTATGATATTGATTGTCTAAAAAAATCTAATATCAATGAAAAAGATTTTGATAAGTTGCCTGATAAAATTAATTATAAATTTGCAATAATAGTTCCAAATTGTAATAATGATCGTGGTGATTATAAAGGTAAATCATTTTTTAGAAATTGTATTGAAAGCATATTAAATCAAACTTATAAAGATTTTGAATTGATAATAGTTGATGATTGTTCTACTGACACATCAGTTGAAACTGCAAAGGAATATCAAAAGAAAGATAAAAGGGTTCATTTAATAGAAAACAAAAGAAAACGATATAATGGTGGAAGCAGAAATGTTGGCATAGATTATGCTTTAAATAATTTAGAATTTGACTATTTTGCATTTTTAGATAGTGATGATTGGTGGAAAGATAATAAAGTGTTAGAAACTATTAATAATCGTTTATATGGACATGACATGGCATTGTTAGGAATGGAACTTATAGACCAAAATGGTGTGTTTATGACAAAGTTTCATCAATATAGCAATTATGAAGATTTCTTCTTAAGTGATAATAAAGTTTGGTGTACTGCTTGGGCAAGAGTTATTAAGAAAAGCAAGATTGTTTATTTTCCAGAAGACAGTTTAATGGAAGACCGTACTTGGTCTTATGAACAAGCAGACCAAATAGATGACCTAAGCAAAGTGTTAAATATAAAAGAAGTATGTTATGTATGGAATAGAACTAATACAACTAATTCGGTAAGTATTGTGAGAAACAAAATATGGGAAGCCTCTGCATGGAAACATGTAGGGCAACAATTGATGTTGATAGAAAGACTAAAGCATAAGGAGATGAAACCAATAATTGAAAAAAGAATAAAGGTGTGTATAGACAAATTAAATCATAACATTTACCAACAATATTAAATATGGTATAATATATATGTATTGGAAGTGCCGTAATCACTTCCTTTACTAGCATTTATTACGGAGGTGCTTATGGAAACAAAAATATGTACAAAATGTAAAGAAAACAAAACTCTTGAGAATTTTTATTTTAGAAAAAATTTAAACAAATATGAAACAAGATGTAGAGAATGTATAAAAAAAGAAAAACAATTATGGGAAGAAAAAAACAAAGACAAACACAAACAACAGAGTAAAAAATGGAAACAAGAGCATAAAGAAGAAATTAAACAATATAATAAAGAATACAAATTAAAAAATAAAGAAAAAATTGATAAACAAAATCAAGAATATAGAGAAAAAAACAGAAAAAAATGTTGTGATGCAACTAAATTATATTATAAAAATAACAAACAAAAAGTAAATGAAAGACAAAACGAATATCGTAAAAGAAAAAAGCAAGAAGATTATATTTATAAATTAAAAGACCAAATAAGAAAAATGATAAATAATTCCTTTAAAAGAAATGGCCATACAAAAATAGAAAAAACAGAAAAAATTATTGGTTGCAAACTTGATTATTTTATAAATTATTTGTTAGAAACATTTAAAAAAAATTATGGATATAAATGGGATAATAAAGAAAAAGTTGATATAGATCACATAATACCATTGTCTAAAGCAAAGACAGAAGAAGATATAATTAAATTATGCCATTATACAAATTTACAATTATTAAAACATAACGATAATTTGAAAAAAGGTAATAAATTAAATTGGAATTTATTAAAGGAGGAGATAGTATGATAAAAGTTGAAGTTATTGAGAATTTTACATTAGAAGATTATAACAAATTAAAAAATGTAAAGAAAGTAATAAGTAGAAAAGAAAATGAATTTGGTGCAAGGGATACTTTTGAGTGTGATGAAAAAATGGTTGATTATTTAACAGGGAACAATGCTTTAAACAAAGTAGTTGTTAAAGTAATTGAAGTTGAACCTGAAATAAAAATATTATCACAATCACCAATAGAAGAATTAGAAAAAGCAATAAATGTTGAAGCAAAAATAACAACTACTAAACCTAAAAAGAAAAAATCAAGCAAGAAATAATCTTGCTTTTTAGAAAGGAGAATAGTTATGGCAACTGATATAGGTGGAGTATGGCGTACTGTTGGTGGTAGAAGAATCTTCATTAAAGATGGTGAAGATTTAGAAACTGCTATGAAGAAAAGTGGAAAGTTTAAAAAAAGTGAAATAAAAAATAAAGATGATAGTAAAAAAAGTAAAAAAATGACTGATGAAGAAAGAGAAAAAAAGATAAAAGAATTAGAAAAGAAAAAAGAAGAAACAGTTGGTTTTTTGCAAAAAGCAGGCATTGATGAAGAAATAAGGGCTTTAAAAGCAGGTTATGATGATGTAAAAGAATATAGAAAAGCAGAAGATGAAAGAAAAGCAAAAATATCTGCTGACAGAGAAAAAGAAAAAGCAAGGCAAGAAGAAACTAGAATAAAAAAAACTGAAGAAATGTCAAAACAATTAGAAAAAGATAAAAGTGAAGCAACAGAAGAAAAAAGAGAACAATTTGAAATTATACAAAAGAATAATCCT